TTGAGGAAAAAACTTGGCTAAAGAATATACACCAGATTTACAAAAACTGTTTTTGGAAATGATGATGAACGATGCACAAAACTATGTGCGTGTACAAAACATTTTCAACACAGAAAACTTTGATCGTAGCATAAAAGATGCGGCAGAGTTTATTAAGCAACACAGTGATGAGCATGGCGCATTGCCTACTTACGATCAAGTACGAGCAGTAACAGGCGTTGAACTAAAGCCTGTACCAGACATTACAGAAAGTCACAACGATTGGTTCTTAGCAGAGTTTGAAGGATTCACCAAGCGGCAAGAACTAGAACGTGCTATCCTCAAGGCGGCAGACTTGTTGGAAAAAGGCACATATGATCCTGTAGAAAAACTAATCAAAGACGCTGTGCAGATTAGTTTAACAAAAGACATGGGCACAAACTACTTTGAAGATCCTAGAGCAAGATTGATGGCACTCAAAGACAACAACGGACAGATCAGCACAGGTTGGCCCGCTGTTGATCGTAAATTGTTCGGAGGCATGAACAAAGGCGAACTCAATATTTTTGCAGGTGGATCAGGGTCAGGTAAAAGTTTGTTTATGCAAAACCTAGCAGTTAACTGGGTAACAACAGGATTGAATGGTGTGTATTTGAGTCTGGAACTTAGTGAAGGACTTAGTGCCATGCGTATTGACAGTATGATGACAAATGTAAGCACAAAAGAAGTATTCAAAGATTTGGATACTGTTGAAATGAAAGTCAAGATGGCAGGCAAGAAGTCTGGCAACTTACAGATCAAATACATGCCAGCACAGAGTAACGTAAATGATATTCGTGCATACTTGAAAGAACTACAGATTAAAAATGGTTGGCGGATTGACTTCTTGCTTATTGACTACTTGGATTTGATTATGCCTGTGAGTGCAAAGGTCAGTCCAAATGATTTGTTTGTTAAAGACAAGTATGTAAGTGAAGAACTGCGCAACTTGGCTAAAGAACTTAACTGTGTGTTTGTAACAGCATCGCAGTTGAACCGAGGTGCTGTTGAAGAGATTGAGTTTGATCATTCGCACATTGCAGGCGGCTTGAGTAAGATCAACACAGCAGATAACGTGTTTGGTATCTTTACAAGTCGTGCAATGCGTGAGCGTGGACGCTATCAACTACAGTTAATGAAAACTCGTTCAAGTAGTGGTGTTGGACAAAAGATTGACTTGGAGTTTGATGTTGAAAGTTTGCGTATCCGAGACTTAGGTGAGGATGAAGAATATCAACAGTTTAAGAAACAAAGCAGTTCAATCTATGACCAACTCAAGAACAAAAACAGTGGCGGTGTAGTTAGTGCACCAGACGAGGAAGCAGGCAAGATTACTGCAAGTGTACAAAGCAGTAAACTAAAAGACATGCTTGCTGGATTAAAAAGCGATTAAAAATGCTAGTAATAATGCCTTGGTATGATATTGTAAACTTATCTGGAGACGATGGTATTGTTTTTGTATGGGATCATCAACCTCCTTGTCAAGATCTTAAACTTGATGGTGATTTTGAAACAGGCAGTGTATATCAAGATCAGTCATATAATAACATAGAAAAAATTATTAAAGATCATAAAATAGATGTTGAACATGTGTATATGGCGGATTATTTACAATGGACTGATTTTCCGTTTCCCTACACATGTGCACCGCTGACTCTTTTTGATATTTGCGACAAATTTTATAAAAACGCTATAGTTGCAGAATATTCAGATGAAAAATCCTGTTTTGTTATGATGAACAAATGCAGAGAAAACAGACTTCTTGCTAGTGCATGGTTCAATCAAAACAAACATATAAACTTTGATTATTCCCAAGGATGGGAAACTCAAGATAAAGATTTTGATGTGTTAAAAGAACTTACTAGATTTACAGATTATTCTTTTGATGGATTTCTGAACAAAAAATTTGATACCTACAACAGCAATAGTCCTGAAAACTATCTAAATAATGTGGCTGGTAACCATATCATATGGAACAATATACTTAAAGAAAAGTTTTGTTCTAGTACTTTTGCAATTGTTACTGATCCTGTTTTTTGGGAAAAGGCCGTTTTCTTTGATGAAAAATATCTAATGGCAATATATGGCTGTTGTTTTCCTATATTTTGTGGAGGTTATGGAACAGCGGATTATCTTAGTAATATAGGTTTCGATGTTTTCCACGATGTAATCGATCATAGTTATCAGTATGAGATACACCCTGGACTTAGAGTTCTAAATGCACTAGAGTCTAATCGTGAAATATTAGAAAATCATAATTTAAAAAAGTTAGATTACATGGATAGACATCTAAACAATCTTAGTTTAGTCAGAGAAAATTTACAAAATTTAAAAAATCAATTTAGTATAAGTCAGTTTGAGAAATACTTTAATAAATTTAAAAAACATAGACCATATTACTAATTTAGATATTTGTCAAGTCTGTGGCCTTGTGCATCTACGCAATCAATATACTGACTGCCATTGTTCCAACGCACACGACCACTACCTACAACAACGTCGTGATCTCTGTAACCGAAAGGACGTTTGATAGTTACGTCTACATACTCGCCGTTGTTTACGCCCAGTGTTACAAACGTAACATACTTGCCTTCTGCACCTTTAAACACACGCCCATTAGCAACTAATCCTGCAAAGTTTACTCTGTCACCCCAAGTCTCTTGTACAAACATATTGGGCATAAACTCTGGTTGTGTCCAGTAACCATAGCGTTTGTATTGTTGCTGTGGAGTTTCTGTTATGCCATTGGGAAATCCTAGTTCACGTAGATCCCAACCTGCAAGTTTTGCTTCTGTTTTATGTACCCAACGACGCCAACTGCCTTGACAGTGTTTAAGTGCCGCGGCCCAGAAAGCCTTTGGGTTGTGAGCCTTTTGATACGCCAGTGCCCATATAAGCCTTCCTAGATTTACGGCGTGTGCTCTGCACAACCCAAAGTTGCCCAGACCATAAAGTTCGTTTATGATCTGCTCTCGATTCTCGCTCTCTCCCATCTTCTCCATGAACTGCATAACCTTTTCTTCGTCACGTTTTGCAAACGCACGACGATACATATCTGCTTCATACATATCGCAGTCAATTAATTTTGCTATTTTACGAATAGCATCATCTTCATATACAATAGTATCCTCTAGACGCTGTTCTGTCCAGTCTTGAAAGAACGCGGCTTTTTGTCTGCCTGTAGTAGCAACAGGTCTAATAAGTGCAGTAGCAAACACGCAGTCTGCTTTTGACTTTGGTTGTATAGCACGAAATAGTCTGCGCATTGCTGGCGACTCTGCTTGTGTTACACCAATAACGTTGCCACTACATAGTAACTGTTCTGTTTCGTAATCCTGCTCCGGATATGCTTCTAGTGGAGTATCCGGATCTATCTCCATAAGTTGACTAAGTCCTCTATTAGCAAGGATGTCAATTTTAAGGTGTTCTAAGTCCTCAACTTCGTGTTTGTCTAGCAGTATTTGGTTGTCTGCGTTTACTAGACTTTTTGGTAGTTTGTGTTTGAACACAAGTACTCCACCGCAGTGTTTTGATATTGCTCTTTTTTTGCCTATTAGTTTTTTCTCGATTCTCATTGCTTCGTTCCTATCTATATCTAATTCTTCGTATTTGAAATTGCGAGGAAGTTTACCAGATGCGCCAAGACGGCGTGCCGCTTCTCTGCGAGCACTACGCTCCTTATAGGTTACATAGTTACTGATTCTTGCACTATACCCGGGCCAATGGGCAAATATACGTTGCATGACAGCGTTCTGTTGCCAGTGTGGAAAGTCTATGTCCACATCTGGTAAATCATCTCTCAAAGGATTTAGGAAACGTGCCACCGGTATTTGCCATCTTATGGGATCCACGTCTGTAATACCCAGTAGGTAACAGACGAGACTAGACCCTGCTGAACCACGAGTCATATGAGGAATGTCACGGGTTAGCGTCAGTACATCGCAAATTGTGAGGAAGTAGTCGACAAAGCGAAGTTTGAGAATGATCTCTAGTTCTTCGATAAGCCTGTTATGATACTCTGGGGAGTCCGGAATATGCCTTATGAATCTGCCAAGTAATCTTTCTAATTGAGCCTTCGCGTCCTTAGGTAACTTCATGTGTGCCTCTTGTTTGCCTAAATTCTTTTATTATGTGCCAAGTGTGACATTTCTGTCACACTTTATTTAGTAAGAGGCGATTAAGGTTTATGAATTTTTGGCTATTTTTGCTTCATAAAGATCCATACTGTGATCTCTAGCACCATCAAAGAACTCACGTTTACTCCACGCACGAATGCGTCCACGCCAGCCATCTTTGATAATTTGCCACGTTGTCATTTTGCGAATGTTGCCATAATAGTTAATGTAACGTAGTTCACCTCTGTGACGGAATCCCATAATAGCAAACGGTACACGAGGTACAATGTCGTTATTGTTTACATATCTATAGTGTGTAAACGTACATTTACTAGCCCATACACGCCCGCCTACACGAGGTTGACCATATGTGTAACAAGCAACTAATCTATCCTGCAATCGACTTGCTGCAAGTGCAGCCATTGCACCGCCTAGGCTATGTCCACAAATATAAAGTTCTTTGTCTTTACGAGACTTAGTGTTTATAAACGCTAGTACTTGTTCCCAGATACGCTCTAGATATTCATAAAAGCCAGCATGTACCATGCCCCAAGTTTTACTTTTACGTTTCCATGCTTTTAAGTCTGCTTTGATATCTGAAAATTCTGTAGGCTCTGTTCCTCTAAAACAAAGCACAACTCGTTCACTGTTTTCAACAATTAAACATTCTGCGCCTTTGTGATCTACTAGAACACTCTTTGTATATCCTAGTTCATGAACTGTAGGCTTACTCTCTGCCTGTGTCATATAGGCTATTTTAGCCAGAGTTGCAAAGTGCAACCCAGGGTTTTCTATAGTTGACATTGTATCTCCTCCAAGTTACAATTATGTAATAGTGTATTTAACCGATAAATACTAAAAACGATAGGATAAGAATGTGAAAAGACAAACTAGAAGCATCTTACACGAACTTAACAGCATGATTGTTGAAAAAGACAGACAGCATGTAATGGAAAGTCGTGCCACAAATGTAATAGAAAGTGCAATTAATCTTATCAATGAAATGCACAAACACTATGATACTGAGACTGCAGGCGATCTAGAGCGTAGATTGATTAACAGTATTAAACATCAGGATACAAAGCGTTTTGTGCGAGGTATTAGACGGGTCAACGAAGGCAAATGCGCTTCAGAGAAATAGTAGCCGAGGCTACGCAAGAAGGTAAAAATACTCATCTTGAGCACATTGAAGATTTGGTTTTTCTTCAAGGCAAGAGCGGTGCGCAGAGTGCGCTACAGTATATTAACAGTGTGCGTGACATGCTAGAAAATGGCAGCGACAGTGGCAATATTACTGTTAAGTGGGACGGTGCTCCTGCTATATTTGCTGGTACTGATCCAAGTGATGGCAAGTTTTTTGTTGGCACTAAAGGTGTATTCAGCAAAACAGGTAAACTTGTAAAAAGCACTGCAGACCTAGACAAATACGGATACAGTGGTGGCTTGCGTGACAAACTCACACTAGCACTAGAACAGTTACCTAAACTGGGTATACAAGGCGTACTACAAGGCGACATGATGTATACTCGAGCAGATCTAGAATCTGCTGACATTGACGGTGAAGAAAGTTGGGTATTCCAACCAAACACAATTACATATGCAGTGCCCAAAGACAGTAAACTGGGTAAGCGTATTGCGGCAAGCGATATGGGCATTATATTCCACACAACCTACACAGGCGATAGTGTACCAGAAATGACTGCTACATTTGGCGCAGATGTAAGTGGACTAAACAAGATATCTAGTGTTTGGGTAGACGATGCTGTATACAAAGACTTGAGTGGACAAGCAAGTTTAAGTAAAAGTGAAAATGCACAAATACTTCGTGGACTAAACGCAGCCGCTGGCGCACTAAAAAGTGCAGACTTCACTGCAGTAAGCGGAGAATACAATGCACTGCTAATGCAATATGTAAATGCTAGAATTCGCAGAGGTGACACACAAATTGATGATGCGCAAAGTTTTGCCTCAGACTTTACACAATGGTACACAGATTATATACAAAAAGAAATTGCTAAACTAAAGAATCAAGATCCAGAATCACCAGCAGTAAAGAAACGCAATGAAAAAATACAAGCACAAAATAAGTTTGTAAATGATAATATAGAAGGCATTGCAGGTGCTCTAGCAGTATACAAAGACATTATTGCACTTAAAAATATGCTTATAAATAAATTGAATAAGGTGGATAGTATTAAGTCACTTATTCGCACTGATACTGGATATACTGTAACAAACCCAGAAGGCTTTGTTGCTATTGGTAAAGACAGTGGTGCAGTTAAACTAGTAGACAGAATGGAGTTTAGTAAACAAAACTTCAATGCTGTTAAGAACTGGAGCAAGTAATGAGAGCAAATGAGTTCATAACAGAACGTCAAAGAGTAGACGAAATTGTTCCATTTGTTCTTGGTGGTTTGACTGCACTGGGTATTGGTATGCAAGGCTACGAAACTTATAAAGACATTCGAGATTATCAAACAGGTAAAATAGATAAAAAAGAATTAACTCGTAGAATAGGTACTGATGCAGCAATAGCAGTAGTGGGTGGTGCAATCGGAAAGGGTGTTGCTGGACTTTATGGTGCTGGCAAAGCAGGATTTAATGTTTTTAAAAATGCAATGAAGCATAAAGACAAGGCCAAGGATGCAACAGATACAGTAACAAAAACTAAACCTAAACCTGATACTACTACACAAACACCAAAAGGTGATGCAACGGATGCAGTGCCAACTACACCTAAACCTGGTTCTGTTATTCAAACACCAAAAGGGCCTAGAGTTGCAGGTGTAGATGGAAAACCAACTGTTATTAATCCAAACACACCTGGTGCAAAAAAAGATATTGCAATTATTAAACAAAAAGCAAAAAAGCAACCAGATACAGGCAAAGCAGGAGCGGCGGCATCTGCAGCAACTAAAAAAGCAGATGACGTTGTAAAGAAACCAGGTACAGGCAAAGCAGGCGCATCAGCAACAACAGTTGCAACGAAAAGTAAGAATTTCCTTAAAAAACCTATTGTAAGAGGTGCAGGATTAGCAGCACTTGCAAATCAAACTACTGGAGCAGGTGATTCTATTTCAAACGCAGCAGGACAAAGTCAAACAGCAACAAGCGGAAGTGACGGAAGTGGCAAGGATACAGGACCAGTATTTTACACAGGATTCCGCAAAGGACCGCCTAAAAAAGTAGTTAGCCTTAAGGACAGACCCGGTGTTTGAGTTTATAAGAGAAGAGATTACAGAAGCACGTTACATACGCACAGGTGGAGACACCATGGGCAGAAACATGAATGACATAGCAGAAAGTTATTTTGAACAACTGTTGATGTTGCAACAAATGCGTTTTGAAAATCCTGCATTTGCTAAAAAGTATGCCAAAGATACACTAAAGTTTATGAACTTTAATGGTGTAAAAGCGGGCGGTACCGACCTACATAACCTTGCTAGTATTATTAACAATCCAACAAAGTATTCAGGCGTAACTGCATCAGGCAATGTGCAATTTGACGAAATCGGATTTAAACGCTATCTTCGAGATATTATCTCTGGTAGAGACAGTACTGCAATGGATAGAACTTTTCTTATGCGTCAGCAAAAACAACTAGGTATTGACAGTAGTTTCCTCAAAGCCGCAAGACGTGTAAGTGCTGACTATGGTAGAAGTAATCCCGGAGAGCGCACTGCACTAAGTGCTAGAATGGTTAACAGTCAACGTGTAGATGGAAAGTATCGCAGTGACATCAGCAAACAGTACATGGGCATGGTTAAGAACAATAAACTAATCCCTAGTGATAAAAAGATTCCTACTTGGGCAAAAGCCGCTGGCGCATTTGCTGTTGGATATGCTATAGGTAAAAGCAACATAACAGGTTAATTTTCTGTATTTTTTTATAAATACTTGTAAGCAGGTATTAGACTTTCCCTGCAAATGGAGATAAAAAATGGCGGAAATTACCCGTACCCATGGTTCAGCGTTTGGCGTTGTCCATCAAGGCAGAGGCGCAGCAGGTTCTGGTGCAATCTCAGCAGACGAAACAGTGATCCTTAATGGACCACAACTTGACTTCTTTAAAATTATTGTTAAAGACGTATCAGGTAACGTAGAAGATCTACGCAATGAGCTAGACCCTGAAGAAGGCGTTGAAGCAATCTTTGAAAAAATCACTAGCGGTGGTGCAAACATTGAAATGTACCAAGTAGAAGGTGACACATCAGGTCAAATCAGTGTTGCTATTTACCCAGCAGGTGCTTATACAGCAAGTACACTACAAACTGCAATTCGCACACTTACAGCGGCTGGCGGTAACAGCCTAGACTGTTCAAGCAGTGACGTAACAGATCCTGGCTTTGAGCTAGTATAATTTTAGCGAAGGAACAGATAAATGGCTGATTTAAACGTAGGCGTTCGCAACGCACAAACATACAGTGGTGATAAGCAGGTTTCTCTTATCTCACTATCAAAGTCAAACATGACACAAGACGAACTAGATGCAGCGATCCAGCACATCCAAACAACTGCAACAGTTATCGGTATCGGTGACGACACAACAGGCGGTTTTAACGCTGGCGCATCAGACGTAGTACACGTTCTAGCAGAAGGCCCAGTGCCAACTGTTGGCGCAGACTACGGTGTTGGTTCAACAGGTGTAACAGCAGCAATCGTTGCTTACTTTGAAAACACATTCTAAGATAGTATAAACTATTTTATAAAAAGCGGTGTTTTTTAGCACCGCTTTTTTTATGAGTTAAATACATATATTATGCGACACTGTAATAGCCTATGGCAGGACCATTCTGGAATACATAGGGTGGAACTGGACAAGTTATCACCCATGGGATGGCATGCAGATAATAGATGGTATTGGCGTGATCTTCCTCGTATAATGGATGACGGATTATGGTATCCCATCCTGTATTATAAGTGTACACTGGAATGGTGGAATACAAGTTATCGTAAACGCAAAGGTGACCAATCTATGTGGGAGCATATTAACCCGCCTCAAGTAAATGAAGATGGCATGATCTGGGGTGTATACATGGGTACTAACAGATTGCAGTGTTTAAATTTTATGGGTTACACTAGTGTAGATTGTATAGAGTGTAAAGGTCAGGCAGAACTAGTTGAACTAGGATTATATCTACGAGAAAAGGATCCTCTACATGGCAACAGTGTTTGATATACCCAGTGCAGTATGGGGTGTAAGCCTAGTAGATATTACATGTACTGGTGTTACCCGAGGTGACGGAAAGTCACGCAATCAACAGCGTAACTGGGAGACAGTTCTACAAACTGTAGGTATACTGACACAGCCTATTGTTTTACAACTACCTGAACTACACAGTTTTAGTAAAGAAGATGGTTTCATTCACAGTGAACTGTATAACAAGATTGGTGAAAAGCACAAATTTCAAATGATAATGATGAATCCAAATGTAAACATGTGGATGTTTGCTATTGGCAGTGAACACGCAGATGTTTTTGGTGATGATCTTGATAGACTGCATCAAGCGTTTGATATGATACCTGTAATACCAGGATTGGATAACACAATACAACTTAAACCCAGTGTATTCCATACGCAAGATCCTGAATACATAAACATACAGTTTTTTCCTGCACCTACCAAATACTAAATAGTGTTGATGCTAAAATTTTAGGCACATATAAAACACTAACTAGGCACATATTTAAAAGATAATTCATAGCATCACCCTAAGGTAGGTGAGAAGATATGTCCGAACTAGAAAAAGAGTCTTTGGAAGCACATGTAGACTTGTGCTCTGAAAGGTATAATGGTTTGCATAGAGAACTAAAAAATTTAAGTTCTCGCATGGATAAATTTGAACAAACGCTGATTGAAATGCGAGACATGATTCTGTCTATGAAAGCAGACAGACACAAACAACTCGTCACCTGGGGTACTGCTATCATAGGCGCACTTGTCGCGGCTTGTGGTACACTATTCTTTATGTTACTAAGTCAGTAACTGATAAATACTATATGAGATTAATTGAATTTACAGAAGGCATGGCATGGGCAAAACGCGGCAACAAAGTTGTGCGCAAGTTTCGTTGCACCAGTGGCAAACGTAAAAGTCGTATTGTAAGTTCACCAGCACAGTGCTTTGCTGCTCCAGACATCAAAAAAAGAATAAAATTAAAAATGACAAAAGCAAGGTTAGGTGCTAGAATGGCTCGCAAAGCAAAGAAAACAAAAAGAGTTAATCCAGCAAGTAAACGTGTAGCGGCACTTAACAAGAGAAGCAGATGAAAATACTAGAAGCACAGTATGGAATGCAAACAGGTGCAACTGTACAACTAAATGAAGCACAGTATATACTTGTAGGCGTACAGGGATTTTCAGCAACATTTGCAGATCCCAACGATCCTCGTATACAATTTACTATGAACCTTGCTGATAAAAAAATAGATCCCAGTGGACCAAACGGGATGATACAGATTACAGATGAACTTACACCTGCAGAACGGGCAAACATGATCCGCGGAGCAAAAGGTGCAACAGTTGACGTTAACGTAAGCAGTTTGAAATAATGCGTTTTGTAGAATTTACAAGTGGGTTACAAACATTTGTTACCCAGGAGGAACAGGAACTTATTGAACAGATAAGTGAAAAGCCTGTGCGTAAGAGAGATTTAACAGAGAGACAACAGGAAGTGGCACGCCGCTTAACAGAAAAATCTATCTTAATAAGGCAAAAACAAAATGACAACATCGTCTTCAAACTTGGAAACTGCAAAACTTCGTAATCGAATAAACAATCTTCTCGACTTTACTCCAGAAATAAAAATACGCAAACTAGAACATGGCACAGTGCAGGTTAATGACTATGTTATTGAATGTGTATATGGTACATGGGTATGCAAAGACAAAAGTTTTTACAGACGCAAGAGCGCAGTGGGTTATGCTCTTTGCTTAATTAAAAACAATACACAAAAAGCAAAACAAATTTGCGAACTAGATCAAAAACTACAAAAAGTTAAAACAGACATAGACTTTTATCACTATCATTTGCGCAGATCAAAACCAAATCGTAAAATTACCATGAGCAATCGCATAAGTGCAGACATGCCACTGCTATATGATGCTGATAGCAAACTCACACAACTACTCAAAACAGTAGAACTTTAATAAATAGTGTATATTAAGAATTAAAGGGATTGAACCATGAACCTTGAAGAACTCACACCAGCACCAAGTGCTAAAAAAGTAAATGATTTAGCAAAGCGTGTATTTGGTTATGCACTAGATTTAGATAACCTCACAGAAAACAAAGCAAAGCGTTTGCATAAAAACTTGTCTGCACAGATGAACATTTATGAAAGTTCAATGGGTGCAAAGGCACAGAGCCGCACACGTTATTATGAAATGAAACTTGCTCTTGAAGCACTTACTAAGCATATTGCTGAAAAGAAAGCAAAGCCTGACTTTTTAGATTTGGATAAAGACGGAAACAAAACAGAGCCAATGAAAAAGGCTGCTAAAGATGCTAAGAAAAAAACTGACGAAAGTGTAGTTACAGAAGGCGCAGTTGAAGCAAGTGAACTTGTTATGGCTGCCAAAAGCATGGTTGACAAATATGATGCAATGATCCAAGATGTTGGTGAAATGCTTAACGAAGAATTACAGCCTGTTGCTGATAAGATCCGTGATGAAATGGGTTCAGACATTGCAGATCAGTTTGTGGCACAGATGACACAAGCACTACAAAGTACAATGGATGTAATGAAAAACGATCGTATGACAGCAGACGGCGCAACAAGAATCCTAACAGGTGATGCACCTGCGGGAGATATGGGCATGGACGCTGACATGGCGGATGAACCAGACATGGAACCAACAATGGACATGGATGACGAATTTGCAGCCGCACCTGCCGCACAGGGTGGCGAAGAACAGCCAGTAGGCAGGGAAAAAAGGAACTAATAAAATGAACAAACTAGATATTAAAGAACTACAAAACCGTTTAGATGCTATTAGCGAAGGTCAATTAAACGAGGATCTCATTGACGCAGGTAGCCCTCTTGAAGATATTTTAGAGATGAATTTGTTTATGGATATGCTTAATGTCAACCCCGAGGACTGTCCTGCGGGTTCTGATGAAATGGCAAATGTAAACAGTGACAGGGAATTCAAGGGGCTGGATTATCTAGTAACTCGAGACTTATGTGCGAAATATAAGCCAATCGCAATGCAACTGGCAAAACAAATCCAAGCACAAGCAGACAGAGAACTAACTGAGGATGAAGCAGACATGCTTAATGAAGTTTGGTACGAAGCCAGTGATCTTTACCAAAATGGCGACGACAGCGAGTTGGCAAGGATATATGATGAACAAATTCAGTTAATTAAGCAGTTACTTAGCAGTGCTAATGAGTCACAAGTTAACGAATATTATGTTAAAAGTGCAGAGGATGTTTTAAACACTTATCCTTTGTTTAGTTATAGAAAATCAAATCCATCAGTGGATACACTTTACAAATCATTTCAAAAG